CCTCTTGCTGTCCTGAATAAGGTAGTTCACCTTTGTTATAGAAGTAAAGAGTAGTCCCCTTTTGAATAACAAGGAACTCTAGGTCTCCCGAACCACCCACGTTTATCCAACTACCTGTAGATATTAAGTCAGTGTCAGATACAGTAAATGTAGAAAGTACGTGGCTTTCCTCATAAGACGCACCTAAACGTCTACGTCGAGAACCATCCCTACGTAGGTCGCAGTTAAGTTCATCTACAGAGGCACCCTCAGGAAATGTTAATTCACCTGCTTCAGTAATTAAACCTCTGACAAATGTATTAACTGCTTTCTGATTCAGACTTTGCGGCATTACGTTGTTTCTTTCTTTCGTCTGCGTGTTCCCGTACCCTCTTAATTTTAGATACTGGTTGCTTCCGCAAGTACTTTTCTAAGTGGCTTTGGGCAGAGGATATAGTTGAGTAGCGTCCAGATAGTTCTTGAGGTGTCTTACCTTTTGTGTATCTTAAAGTAAAGAACCTGTAGCCACCTGCTTCTTTTTCAATAATAACATCTGTAAGTAATTTATCTGACTTACAGACACAGTATTGGTTGGCTGTGTCGTGGTCATATTTAATCATTAGGTTCTTCCGTAGCTATTCCGCTTGTTTGATTTGCGAATTTTAAATTGATCGTTCTGGATGTAGGACTTTAACCGTCGTGCTGCTTGTTCTACCTTAGGGTCTGAACCACCCTTGAACAATGAGAAACAAGTTGACTTAGCCTCAGCGAGGAGTAACGGCATAAGTGTATTATCCAGATCAGGTTCAAAGGAATCTGTCTGACTGAAAGATGGCATACTTTGCCCATAGGCTCTTACCTTATACTCACCTAAGGTAGCCTCTACGGAACTATCGTATGCGTCCATGATAATGTTGTTGTCATCAAAGGAAGTGTAGTAAGTTGGAGGTCTGTCAGTAGAAACAAACAAGTCCACACCGTTAACTACGGAGTAAACTTTAAGACCATTCTCATTCATACGGTCAAGAAATTCAGCTGGCTCAAGAAAGAATATTTCTTTATAGTTGCTGTTAGCAGCCGTGCCTATGTTGTATTCGAGTCTCTCTAGGCTTTTAACATTAGTAGGGTACCTAAAGTGAGTTGGTTTAGACGAGTCATTTAAAGAAGTAATTCTGAGAAGAGCGTTATGCTCAGGGATGTACCTTGCGGATACAATATTGTAATAGGTATCCTCAACAACAGAAGCTACTTGCTGTGCTTCAATTGTATCTGAAAGACTGTTGACATCCTCTGAGTCCATATCAGAAAGAATAGACTGCACTATCTGAAGAAGAGTAGTTTTCATTAAACTGGTACTCCTCGTATAGTTAACGAAGCAGATGCTATTTCAAGAGAAAAAGCAGAACTACCTTTTACAAAAATTTCTATGTAGTCGTTCTGTGCTAATGGCAGAACATCTGTCAAAACCGATGTACGCCACGCACCTGCCTCAGCTGTATTAATAGTATGAGATGGTGTAGCTATACCGTTTTTGTGGAAAACCATTTCAAGGTCTGCCGCCGAACCGGAAGCGTTTTTAAAGTTAATAGTAAAATTACAGAAACCAGTTAAATTATTAGTGTCCGAATAAATTAAACGAGCATTAGGTGAACTCGCGGCAGTAAACCCATCGACATTATTCGAAGTAAAAGTTGGATTAAAAGCTGTAAAACTTGTTGTCACACTGTGTGTATACGCAGGAGTGGTAGCGTCAAAAGGTATGTACCCATTAATATGAGCATGGTCTTTAGTCCATGTTCCAGAACCCGCACCATTAGAAATATATACGTTACCTGCCCCTGCACTTGCGATACCCTTAGGTTCGTGTAAGTAAGGATCAGTTAGAGTAGAATGATTTACGTTAGCCATTAGGAACCTCTGCCAGTGTTAAAGCTATTATAAGGTACATAATAACTTTTGTCAAGAGAAAAGATGGCCCCGAAGGGCCACCCTTTACATTTTATACGTCAGGATCAGATACGATTGTAACGATACCTTCTGGACGGTACTTCTTGACACCATAACGAGAAGTAGTTACATACTCGTGACGTTGGTAGTCTTTGTTGTACTCGTAGTCTACCTCAGGCATTTGACGCCATGCACCCACGAATGGGTTAGAACCTGCGTCAGCTGAGAAGAACAAGTTAGCAACACCGTTATTTGAAGAGAAGTCGTTAGCTGTTGTGCCATCTTTTTCCAAGAGTGCAGCATCAGCAACAGTTTTCTTCAAGTAGTTGGATGTGTATACATCGAAGCCATAGACGTTAGCTACGAAACGCATACCTGTTGCAATACCGTCACGTACAATACCTTCAAACATTGGGTTGTTTGACACGTTGGTCAAGTTAGTCAATGTGTTGAGTTGGTACTCTACGGATGGGTCCACAATAGCAACCAAACCACGGTCAGCAACTTTAGACTTCTTCAATGCGTAACGTGCATATGCGAAGTCAGAAAGTTCCAACTTACCAGCATTACCACCGGAGATACGGTGCGCTGCCCCGTCAAGTGTTTCTGCGGAGTTTGCAGACACGCCGACTTCTGGTGCAGCCATAGTGGTTGATTCAAAATGCTCCATAATCGCACGGGCTTGTTCTGGAACAAAACGTGCTTCAAGCTGTGCTGCATAGAACGAATCCTGTGCGGCCTTCTTGGTGATGTAAGAAGCAGATTGCAGATACTTGTCAATGCTGAATTGGAACTCAGCTGTATCCATTGGAACGTATGAAACAGCAGCATCTTCAGTGTAGTCTGCTACAGTTGTTTCACCGATGGTTGGGATAGTGAATGTGTCACCATCTGGGAATCCATCCAACATACGAACGACAGACTGTGCCATCATTTCGTCACGAAGGATTTCTTTAAGTTCTGAGGAGTAAACCTCAGCACGGATTAAGCGTTGCATATCCGTGTTGGAGGAAATCATACCAGCCATTTGCTAGTCCTTTCTAAGTGTTTCCGAACTTGTCGCCCATTTTTACTCTGTCCTGCATAAGCTGTTGTTGGACTTTGGGCGTATAGTATTGATTTGGGTTTTCCCGACGTAAGCTTTGGTAATACTGCCAATTGCGTACATTCGAGGCTTGCATGTTGACACCTTCGGTACGGACAGAGCCTTGAACCATAGGGTTAAAGGTTTTCTGGGGTTGACCGATAAGAGAAAAGAAAGCTGTGGGAGACTCAGCTGCAATGTCACGCAAGCGTTCCATAGACATACCTAACTCTTGGGCCTTCTCTCGTACCTTAGCTTCCGCTTCGGTTCCGAAAGAATTAACTAACTCTTGATCTACTTGTGAAAGGTTCTGTTTTACAACAGAGTCCTTCTCACGTTTAACCAGTGTCTTCTCAACAAGGCTTTCAAGATCGTTCTCACTAAGACTCGCAGTGGTGTTCTGTGTCTCTGTGCTACCATTATTATTAGGCGTTGCAGTTTCTACTGTGGTAGAGTCAGTAGCCTTGTTCTGCAATTGTTCAAGAATTTGGGCCTGATAGTCTTGCTTCTTGATGTCCTCTCGCATTTGGTTTAATTGATCCTCTAGGGTCTTTATATAACCGTCTGCTTCAAGTTTACCTTTAGCTAAAGTTTCAGGGTCTCTCCAATTCTCTCCCTTTGCCTCAACGAGTTTCTGCAAAAAAGATTCCTGTGGTGGGGTTTCAGCTTGCGTTTGCTCTGTTACCTGTTCAGTCTGTGCGGTTGCAGCACTGTCAGAAAATACCATTGTTAATCCTTATCTAAGTTGATTATATCAAGCACTAGGTTTAGTGCTCTGTTATAGCCGATACGATCAGCTTCCTTATACGCCCATGACGGACTATCATAGTCAGCTGTCGAAGGGGTATCTTTTAGTAATGACTCAAGAATATGTTCAAGACGAATGAGGCTTTCTTGATTTGAAAGAATAACCTGTTTAACCTTAGTCTTTTCTTCTTTAGTCTTACATTGTTTGAACCAGTGGGATTTCATTTATTTCTTTTTAATTGGTTTCTTTTTGGTTGGTTTCTTCATTCCGTAACCCATATTAACCTCCACATCCACACATACATTTAACTTTATTTTTTACAACCACAGATGTTTTAGTAGTCGTAGGTTCCTTTTTCTTAGCCCCTTTGCCGTAGGCTGTCTTTGTTCCGTTTTGATAGGGCATCTTACAATCCTTGTTCCATTGCGATTTGTTGTTCTTCCTCGAATTGAACTTGTGCTTCAGTAGCCATACGTTGTGTCTGCATTTGTTCTGTAACGCTTATGTTTTCTGAGAACAATTTAGGTTCACCAAGTTCCTCAGCGAGAAGACGTGCAAACTCTTTACCTGACAAGTGCGCTGCCATTGTAGGGTCGGACAGCTTTAGTTGATAAAGTTGTGTTAAGTTCTGTACACGGTTAGCACGTTCCGCATAGTGACGAGCACCCATAGGGACTAGCTTACCGTTAGCAATAATATCTTCCTTAGATATTTGTTCAAAGAAAAACAAACCTGAGTCATCGTTAAGAACACGAATTGTATCTGCATAGTCCATGTTTCGCCGTGCTGCCTCAAGCATCGCGTTAAGGATTGGTTCTAGGAAGACCCGCTCAAAGTGTGCAGTCTTATGTTGGAAGATACGCCCAGCCGCTGTCATCAACTGCTGAACTTCGAAGGCTGTCTTCTCACCTGCACTACGGATACCCATAGCTTCACGAGGCGCACCTGCAAGCATCTCCATTTTATTTTCTAAAGTCTGGATTTGGAAGTCAGCGTTAAGTGCCGTAGCGTCTGGAGCCAAGTAAGCTACATCACCCTCTTCACCCATGTATATACGGGCAGCTGGTTCGAAGTCGAAGTCTTCTACGTCACCTCTGATCTTAATAATTGGGTAAGCAATCTGGTCAAAGACATCTGCCTTGAGGTTCTCTAGGTGGTCAATACGGTACTGCATACCGACAAGATTATCTAGTGGACCCATGGCATACAGGTTGTCTGGACGTTCACGCCACCCTGCGTGGAAGATAGATGCTTTACCTAGCCAACTGGGGTTCTGTTCGTTAAGCAACACGTAGGAACGATCAACAACTGTGATGACACGGTTCTTATGGAACTTGCCAGATTCTGCGTCATGGATGTCTCCGTAGAATGTAAGAAGTTCTACATAGTTAGACTCGTAGTACTCCTGAAGAGTGGAGAAACCATCAGCTGTGTAGGCTTGAGATTTGTTAGTATCTACATCTTGACCTGACATGGCTGACCGATTGGCAAGCATCTTGTCAAGAATTTCTTTCATGTAGTTGTTATCTACTGTCTCTTCTACCTTACGGGCAACTTCCCCTAGGGTTAGAATTGAACGGATAACTTTAGGGCTATCTCCGAAACTTGGGGAGAGAGGATTGAAACAGATGTCAAAGGGGCTGATACGGACAAGCTTAGGTCCAATATAGTTGACAATACGTTCTCCGTCTTCGTACTCAGTATAATCACGGGAGAAGTCAACGGTTGCAAAACAGTTTCCGTACTGAATATAGTCATTGATTAATTTACTCACAGTGTTTTCAAAGTCTGACTGACGTACTTTGTTGTCCATGTAAGATTGAATAGCATCACGCTTACGTTTTACATTACCGTCATCGTCATGCGCCTCAAACTTAAACCATTTTTGTTGAGGAAATAACGCAGAGAAATAGTTAGCGTGGAGGTTGTCTGCTATCTGAGTTAACTTAGGAGTTGTCGTGCTGTTAGTCCAAGGCAGTTTATTATTAGATGTTGTTCGAGTATCTGTTGCGTAAATATAATTACGGACTTCTTTCCACTCTTCAATCTTAGTCTGACGAGCGTTATTCCAGTTTGTCCACCGATCAGAAATATCTGATGCAAGAGCATGAGGCTCAATCAGCTGATCTATGTCAATAGTTGTTCCAGCCATTAGAAGGAAACTCCACCAAATCTTGAGTTAAATTGCACTACATTACTTTTATGCCGACGTACTGATCGTGCAGGTTTTACAGCCATGTCTACCACTGAGGCGAGGGCATCTATCACGTCGTCGTGTGCAGGGTTACGTGACGATAGTTCTTCTTCTAGTATTTGAGAGTTACCACCACGGTAATGCCAGATACTCATGTTGTCGTACCTAGGTTCTAAGATAGAGGATATACGCTCTTGCTTGTTACCTTGGCTTTTGTTGGGTCTGAACTCATCAATGCTAATTGACAGACCATGCTGTTTGATTAATTCTTTTAACTGTCTGACGATTGCCATCTGAGCAACAGTTGTTTCTGCTCGTAGTTTTCTGAAAGACCACTTAGTAGATAGTTGAAGGATGTGTTCGAAGTATTCAGAAATCCTATCTGTTTTAAACCTGTCGATGTCTAAGACGTATACGTTATTATCGGAGTCAATCCCTACGACAACAATTGCAGTATAGTCTGCCCGTTTACTTAAGCTGAAAGCAAAGTCTACAGCTGCAAATACGTTGAGGCGATTGTCCCTGTAGTAAAGGTAGCCGTTATCCTCTTTGATATGTTTACGGTCGTAGTACTGGAACTTGTCTGGGCTGACAGGCACATTGTCTGGATCAGAGGGGTCGTTATAGTACTGCGCTCTGAACTGGCCTTTGTCGAGATACTGTCCACGTTTTTTAGCTAGAATTTTTAGATCAAATCCAAACCACTTACCGTCCTTGCGTTGGCTACGGGGCCAAAGAAACTCGCCTGTACCGTCTCCGCAATCTTCTACAGGTTTTTCAAAAACTTCATAGATGTTATCTTCACCTATCTTTTCACCCTTGTCGTCATACTGGTCTTCTACCATTTGAAGCAAATCGTTGTAAAGATCAGCTGGGTGGTAGCGAGTACCTACGACCCACTCTTTTGCTTCAGCCCCTTCAATAGACGAGAGAAGAGAGTATTGACTTTTAACTTTATTACGTCCTTCGCCTGTGTAAGCATTTTCGTACACAACGACATCGTCCAAGACAGCAATGTCGCAATGAAGTCCTGTAAGTGACGTAGTAAGACCACCAGTGAAGACCGAAGGGTCTCTAACATTTTCTTTCCTCCTCAAGGGGTGGTCTAACATAATCTCTGAGTTAGTCCACCTAGTTCGTTTTCCTTCGTCTGCATGAACGTGCTCAGGCCAGTACCTACGGTATATCTCTGAGGTAAGGATACCTTTGATAAACCCTAGTTGTTTCTCCGCTAGGTTAGCGGTAGCAGATATGTATAGTATACGCAATGTCGGATTCTTTGTCAACTCCCAAGCAACACGAAATGCTATTAGTCTTGACTTGCCGTGGTCCCGTGGAAATAGAAGAAGCTGATGAGACTTATGATCTTCCCGTGTCCACCAGTTACAGACATCCTCATGGCATTGTCCTAGAACTTGCTCAGGGGCAACCAACTTGATGAAGGTTACCAAGTCAGTTTCTGCCGCCTGTTTAATTTGTTCTAGGGTTGCCATTAGTTACTCAGGTTTAGTGGGCCAAGTGATGTCGGTTGGGAAGAATGTCAAAGGGGAGGTATAGGCCAAGTAACTGTATCAGGAAATCCGGCTTGCTGGGGCAAGTCAAGTAAGTCTTGACGATAAGTGGTCCATTCAGCTTTTTTATCATCCGTTAATTCATTCCATCGTATTTGGTTTGTAACGAGAGGGTCTACAAATTTAGTTAGGCAGTCATTGCGTAACTTTCTAAAATACGCAGCTTCACCTATTGTGTCTTCTGACCCTGCCTCGAATGTACAGTTAGGAAAATCAGAAAGTTTAGCCTCTATAGGAACAACAATACGATTTCCATCTGCTTCTATAAATACTTTTGTAGCCATTTTACAAATCCTCCGCAGATTTAAGGAATACTAAGTGTACAAATCCAACGCCGCCTCTTCCGCCACGACAGCTGTCATTTTGAGCGCCATTATCATTTTTACCTTTGTAGTATGGTGTATTTTCGTGGCCGTGTACAACACCCCCACCTCCACCACCTAAGTGACCGGGTAATCCAGCTTCGCAATAAGTATAAGCATCGTAGTTTGTTACGCCTCTACCTCCCGCCGAATTAATACCGAAATACAGAGCGTTAGTGTTATAGTACAGGCCTGCCTTTCCGCCGGGAATTGTATTTACACTGGTATGTGCCTGCGTAAACTGTTCATCTCTGGTATATGCTTCGGCGGTTAACAGAGTGGTAGTAAAGTTACCGCTACCCGTATTTTGGTCTAAGGTTGGTACGCCCTCTGTAGACGAAACACCACTAGCCATTGCTCCTGCTGCTGCCTTTCTGTTTCCGGGGGTATGCGCAGTTACATAGTTTGTGCTGCTCGTAGCGCCAGTAATATTAGTATCACCACCTGATGCGGAGCCGCCTGCATTAGATGTACGTTCTGTAGTATTTGCGGCAGCAGTACCACCGCCGCCACCGTTTCCGGTTAAAGTAGTGCCAGAATACGTTGCACTTGTATTCCCACCAGCACTTCCATTTACAGCCAGCGCACCACTGGTAACGGGTAATTGTGCGTTATTACCTTTTGCACCAATAGTTACTGATACTGTGTCGCCAGCTGAAACCCCAGTAAATAATTTTACAGCAACACCGCCTGCTGCACCTCCGGTTGCTCGACCATTGCCGCCCGCGGATGTGCCTGTTTGACAGGCGGCTCCACCGCCACCCGCTCCACACACTAAAACGTGCATATCACAGTCAAAAGGCACGGTATAGGTTTTGCTTGTTACAATAAGTTCGGTAGTTACGTTGTTTTTGCCACCACCAACACCCGCAGCACCAAGTGACGCCACTGTAGTCGCATCAACGGACGCAATGTTACTCAGCGCCCTACTGTCATCAATAACCGTAGTACCATTAACTTTAATCGCCATCTTCGTGTCCTTCCACTATTAGCGTTTAGATTACCAAGGAACCCCAGCGGTAGTCGTTGGGTTCAACTCAGCGTTAATCTTGTCAGCGATTGCTGTCTCAACGTCAGCTTTCACGACAGTGTTCCAGACCCAAGCAAGCACGTTGGCCTGAGTTAAGTCAGCAAATGCAATGAAGTCAGAGGCAGATGCGTCCGGTGTCCATGAGGTTGTACCGTATGAGGAAGCAGTAGCCTCCCCATCAACACCCTCGCAGCGCCAGTGTGCTACTGTGACACCACCGTCTGCTGTGTTGCGCTCAAGTTCTGCGATAGTCCATGTGTATGTGATAGCCATGGTTATTCTCCTAGTTTAGCTTCTAATGCTTCGATGCGAAGCTGTTGTTCCTTCATGGCTTCGATCAAGAGAGCCACCATGTTTCCGTATTTAACTGACTTAATGCCTTGGTCATTTGTGCTGACTACATCTGGCAGTACAGCTTCCACTTCCTGAGCGATTACGCCGACCTCTGAGCCACCATTCTCAATCCAATCAAATGAGACACCACGCAAAGACTTAACGGCATCCAGAGAGCCTGTGAGCGTCTCTACGTTTGTCTTGAGGGTGGCGTCTGAGGTGGTGTTGAAGTTGGCTGCGTTGGCCGTGCCAGACAGGTAGAGGTCACGCCAACGAATTGAAGAATATCCTAGATCATGTGCAGCATCTTCAGTTGCACCGCTTTCATTACATGGGAGAATAAGTGTTGCTCCACTAGTTGTACCTAAACGAATGCCACCTGTTGTGCTATTTGCAAAATACACAGTGCCACTGCCAGTCCCAATACTCCCCACAGTGGAGCCGTCTTTGGCGAAGTTTACAATGTTACCATCGTTTGATTTACGGTTAAACAGAGCAGGTGCAGCACCAGAGCAAGTTGCTTCAAGGCTGTTATTAGCTTTTATCGCAATACCCGCTGTGTTGCTTGAGTAAGGAGTTGCAGAGGTAGTCCCCACCAGCAAGTTACCGCTGCTGTCGATGCGCATGCGTTCTGTGTTGTTGGTGGTAAATATCATATTACCATTACTGCGGTTTTGCAGATAAGCATCTAAGCCTGTCGCAAGTAACTCAAATCCATCTGGGAATGTCTGACCTGTGCTAGAGTTTGTCAGTGCAATTCGTGCATTAGTGCTGTCATGCACGTTGAGTGCAACCATTGGCGAACTCGTCCCAATGCCTACGTTACCGCTGCTGTCGATGCGCATCTTTTCTGTGGAACTAATACCAAAAATAATTGGGTTGGCTTCGGCAAACATCGTTAAAGAACCTGCCTGTGTCGTAATAGCCATGTTCCCCGTTGGCTGATAAATAGTATTTGACTGGTCAGCACCAGATATACGCAAACCATTTAAATAAGAATATGCGTCAGTAGTTACACCACCCGTAATGTCTACGCCTGTGCTGGTGGTGGCGAGTTTCTTGCTGTTGTCTGAATAAAGTTCTACAGCACCATCACCAAAAAACTTTGCATAATCTTCAGTGCCAGCATTGTTCCGAAGGATAATATTCTGACCTTCCAAGATTAAATACGACGACAAACTTTCAATTTTATCTGAAGCCAAAGCCACGTCATGATATATGCTGAGGTCAGACCCAGCACCAAAGACAGCTTTGTCGTTGTCACCGAAGGACAGATCACCCGTCATACTATCGCCAGACTTGCTAACCTTAGTGGCAATATTGTTCGTTACTGTTGTGCTAAAGTTAGCATCATCACCCAGCGCAGCCGCTAGTTCATTAAGAGTGTCCAGTGCAGCTGGTGCACTATCTACAATCCCTGCAACCTCAGTATCAACATACTGCTTTGTTGCTGCCCCCAATGCAACAGAAGGGTCTGCGTTTAGTACTAACGCACCAGTCATGGTACCCCCAGTGTTCAGAAGACCTGAGGCGTTTAGAACGTCTGTTGAGTTAAGAGTGACAGAACCTGTACGTGTGTTGAAGGATGTAACGGCACCTGAAGCACTTAGTGCAGCATCGTCCCAAGCGGAACCATCCCAGATGTAAAGCTGACCAACAGTTGAGTTATAATACAGACAACCTGTAGTCAGGGCGTCTCCATCGTTGTCAGTGGAAGGTGCTGTAGTCTTTACCCCTAGGTAACGGTCATCAAATGAATCGTATGATGCAGCCGCAGAAGAAGCCGATGATGCAGCATTTGATGCTGAAGTTGAAGCATTAGACGCGCTTGTAGACGCAGCCGATGCACTTGCGGCAGCGTTGGTCTCAGCTGTTTCAGCATTAGTCTCCGCAGTTTCCGCAGCAACTTGGGCGGCAACACTAGCCACGCGAGAAGTTTCACTAGCTGTGGCGCTGGTTGCAGCATTGCTTTCGCTGGTGGCGCTGTTGGTCTCGCTGGTCGCCGCAGCATTTTTGCTGGCTAAAGAAGCAGCAGCACTAGCAGCACTCTCAGTAGCTTTAGTTGTAGAGATACCAGCTTGAGTTGTTGCAGTAGTTGCGCTAGTCGCAGCCGCTGTAGCTTCGTTACTTGCAGTTGTTGCTGAACCAGATGCTGAAGTAGCTGAGTTTGCAGCGGCTGTTGCTGAGGCAGATGCTTCGGCAGCTTTAGTTGTCGCTGTTGCTGCATTAGTATCGGCAGTTAGAACTTCTGCCATGTTAGTTGCAACTGAGTTTACATCTGAAATGTTAGACGCAACTGTAGTTACGTTAGTGCTGACACCAGCTACAGTCGTGACATCTGAAGAAATACCTGCGACAGTATCAATGTTCGCCTGTTCAGATGTAGTAGGTGTTGTACGCTTCCAAGAAGTATTTCCTTGGTCGTACACTTTCATTACGTTAAGGGTGGTATCAAAAAATAATGCACCGTCTAGGAGTGCATTGCCATCATTGTCTGTTGATGGGTCAGATGTCTTTACACCTAGGTACCTGTCATCAAAGTTGTCATAAGCTAATTCAGCGGCTACCTTTGCGGCCTCAGCTGCTGTCTTGGCTGCCTCTGCCGCATTTTTATACGTTAGAGATTGCGCTAAGTAATCTACTCCACCGACAAGAACAGAAGACGCACCGATAATATCATTACCGTTCATGTCTAAGTCAGCTGACATCGTATTGGGTGTAGACCCATCACGTGATATTGTATTATCGAAAGCTTCTTGAAGAGCCTCGAAGTTGTCATTAAGGGTGGTCGTAGAAGCGTACCCCGACGAAATAGTGCTTATAGAAGGTCTCTTTGCCATTACTGAATTTTAATCCCTAGCCTGTCGGCATCCTCTGACAGCAACGCCAGTGCCTGTTTGTCTTGGTCATGCTGTTCTTTTTGTTGTAGCTTCTTCTTTGCCTGAGAAGCATTGTCTTTATCTAGCCAGCCTTTTTCTAAAAGTAACTTAGCTGCACTGAATGAACTACGTCCACCCTCTTTCATTTCCATTGCAATCGCTTGGATAGCTTGTGACTTAACCTTTACCTCAACTTCGTTCTGCCACTTCTTGATGAAGACAGAGAGTTGTGGAGCCTTCTTTATCTTTTCCCATACATCCCATGAACCAAAGACCGTTTGAGCAAACTCATACTCAGTTGGATCGTTAGGTACCATTGCGACGTATAACTGTTGGAGAGAGACCATTGTCCGTCCGTTGACTTCAATGTCTTTCTCTTTAGTTGTAAAGATTGCGCACTCAGGGTCGTGATAGGATAACTCATAGAACAAGCTTTTAGTTCTTGTTATTCCATTTGAAGTCTTGAGTTGCTCGAAGGTGAACATGGTTATTCCCTAGATAAAACGAATCACTTGCGCTATAATAGCACAGTATATATTACGGTGTCAATACATTTTAATTAATTTCTTAAAAAAGTTTAAATGACGCTACGTCACTATTGACAGGTGTGGCGTTAATTGCTATAATAAATTATCCTTTCCGGATTCCCCTATAAGTATTACTAGATAAACAACTACCCTTACTTTAAGTATTTACTTGGGGTAACCACATCCAGATTCTGCCCTCTAGGTATTTCCCTAGGGGGTTTTATTTTGTCTTGGTGTCAATTTTACACCTCAGGAATTTTTCTTAGAAAATTTCTTCACGCATTGTACATACAATAGGCTACGCGCGACCCCCGGGGATGCCTCTACTATCTTACGAAAAAAAATATCCCCCGTCAACCCCAAAAGTAAATCCCTTTTGTGGTCACAAAAAGTAATTCCTTCCAGTGTGCCGACTGTTTTTGTGGTCACAAATAGGAATTACTTAAGGAATTACTGCGGGAAATACGTTAACACCCAAAGTAACCCTATCAACCCTCTGAAAGTAATACACAAATAGTAATCACTGACAGAATATTTTTCTTTCCTATTATATAGTATAAAATATACTTCGAAAATTAATTTAAAATAAATCATTTTTTCTCTTGCAATCCATTTTGACCTATGTCATTAATGATTCATCGGCAAACAAACACCGGATCAACCGCCACGGCAAATGAATCCAACATGAGTTTCCGAGCAAGGCCTAGCAATCAAGAGGGCCACACGGAAATAAAAAGACTTGACTACGCAGACAGAATATGCAGACTGAATAACAAGACGACACATAGACTAGCTTAAGGACAGCGTCCAAGATACGGGGCGGTAGAACGGTGACTTGAATCAGCCCGTCGAATGTTGGGGCTAGTGTGTTTGATTGATATGGGGGCATCTGAAATCCTCCCTCAACGGGTGTCCCTTTATCAATCAACCAAGGAGTAAGAATATGACCTATAGAATAAACATTGCAGAAGGCAAGGGCCGTAACTGGAACGATACTGGCTTGCAGTATAGCCACTATTATGCTGTCGAGACAGATTATCAAGAGACAATGCTCAGGATTGTCGATGACTTGATGCAGATATATCCGTATCCGGCCTATGACATAACGGTGTCTAAGTCTACTACGACTAGCACAAAGGTATTCTTGGCACAAAACATGCCACTAAATATGGGTTGACTTATCAGGAGACATCTGCAAGGGTGTCTCTCAATAAGTAAATCTTAACAGGAGCAAGACAATGGCTTATAAACTCTTAGGCGTAGGGACTAACGCAAAAACAGTCAAAGGTGATGGCGACGAATACCTCACCGCTATTGTATACATGACCCCATGGAAAGTAATGGTTGATGGCAAGGCGTTTAACTCTTGCAGCATGGCAGAACAAGCTGGGTGCATCAATGCCTGTCTCAATACCGCTGGGCGTGGCGCAATGAATAGCGTTCAAGCTGCACGAGAACGCAAGGCGCAATGGTTTTATCGTGATCGTGATGGTTTCATGCGACAGCTTATGGAAGATATTGCCAAGTTCCAAACCTATTGCAACAAGCGTGGCATTCAGCCTGTGGTGAGACTTAACGGCACAACAGATATACGCTGGGAATTGGTGAAGCTTGATGGCTATACTATCTTTGAATTGTTTCCACGGGTGGCGTTTTATGACTACACAAAGATTGCCAATCGCAAGGTCTCACATATCCCAAACTACCATTTGACTTGGAGTTATAGCGCCGCAAGTAAATCTTATGCGGCATTACTTGATAAAGCTTTGGCGGCTGGTATGAATGCGGCTGTAGTATTTCGCAAGGCAATGACCAAACCAACATGGAGCGGCTTGCCTGTGGTTAATGGTGATGCGGATGACCTGCGCATATTGGACCCCAAAGGTGGTCACATCGTGGCGCTATATGCCAAGGGCAAAGCAAAGCGCGACACATCCGGCTTTGTGGTTGATGTATAAAAAAGGGGTTGACATCTAGGGTACACTCTGACAGTGTACCTTTACATGCCAACGCATGAAACAAACTCAAACTCAAAAGGAGAACATCATGTTCTATTGCATCGCAACAAAGCCACTCAATGACGACACTCAAGGCTTCCGCTTCAATGTTCTTGGCCTCAAGGGTCTGACCCGCAAGCGTGTCGCCAAGAAACGCTGGGGGATTACGTCAGGTAAATCCATGAAAGCAATTCACATCGGCTATCGTTCAGTTTACTTTGAGCGTGTGCTAAATAAAATGTCATCGCGTCGGATACGTCACTTTGCAGGATGACCTGCCAAGATTTCTCGAAAGAGAATTAGATATGATGGGTGTCATGCCTCACAGTGTGACACCTAAACAACCACAAGAAAAACCTGAGCCACCTAAAGTATGGGATGGCAAAGGTGATTGCCCATTCTAAGGAGAATTAAATGGATAAATATATTGACAGCATAACAGACTTAGGTTATGGATGGACAGGTACACTATACAGTGATGGTACAATGAGGGTACAAGGTGACTTGCAGGAAAGTTATTGCATAGACCTACCTAAAAACAGTGTGGAGAGACTAGCCCGTATCTTCAGAGAGATAAAAGAGGAGTTAGAATAATGAAGGATAAAGAAAAACGCAGGTATGCATTGTCGGCAGTATACTCTAGGGTGCTCACTATAGAAACAATGGAAGACCCTGATGATCTGTACTATGACGACATGGATAGTATAGTTAGGGGGCTGGAGGGTACAACCCTATTATACAGAGAAAATAATAATTGTCAAGAGGAAATGTGATGAACCGTGAGAAATTAGCATACAAGAAGGGGGCAGGGGATGCTTACTATGGGCGTAGTTGGAATCCAAAATTACCCCTTGACGACGAGGGTACTTCTGTGCTAGAGATCGAAGACATGACAAAGCTAGAGATTGCGGAGTACAGTAAGGGCTACTACGCCGAACCATACGGACAGAAGGATTACGGAGATGATAACCCAACAGAGTGACAGTAAGTTTGTCAGCCACGAACCTTGCCCAGAATGTGGGTCAAGTAATAACCTTGCACGATACGATGACGGTCACGGCTACTGTTTCGGGTGTGAGTATTGGGAAGCAGGAGAAGGGGACGAGGTGGAGAGATCATTCAAGAAACTTGAGGTAGTACCTTTGGAAAAGATGACATCTATCTATCGGGGTATGCGTGGCATATCGCAGGACACCATGAAGTTCTTTGGCTGTCAGACATACATCAACTCTAAGGGCGAGGAAGAATACCAGAACTATGTGTACCCTTCAGGTGGTATCAAGTCCCGTATCTTTCCCAAGGATTTTCGTGCTAAGGATGGCTTCAAATCAGACGAATTGTTCGGCATGAACCTATGGAACGCTGGCACATCCAAGACTGTGACCATCACAGAGGGTGAGTTAGATGCTATGTCTGTCTATCAGATGATGCACAACCCCAAGTATCCGAACCCTGTCGTGTCATTGCCATCAGCTAAACCATCACGCAAGCTATGGGAAAACGTACACGATTGGCTGTCATCATTCGAAAAGATCGTCCTGTCTGTGGACAATGATGAAGCAGGGAACGCAGTTGCCCAGCGCATCGCTAAGATGTACCCGAACAAGGTGTATCGTGTACCACACGACAAGTACAAGGACGCCAATGAGTTCCTACAGGCTGGTGCAGAACAGGCGTTCAAGGCTGCATGGTTCAACGCTAAGAAGTACACACCTGAGAATGTCATCAACACAACAGACCAATTCCTTGGGCTGTATAACAAGGCGGATGACCATGTCTATGTGGAGACAGGGCTGCAAGAGTTTGATGAGATGTGCCTTGGCTTAATGCAAGGACACTTCACCCTGTTCAAGGCGGCGACAGGTATAGGCAAGACAGAGTTTATGAGGTATCTTGAGTACCGTATCTTGAGCCAGTACCCTGATATAAAGATTGCTATCTGGCACATGGAAGAGACAAAGCTTCGATCACTCTTAGGCCTTGTGTCATACCACATACAGGACAACCTGACCCGTAAAGACCTGATCGAAGAGAAGAACATGGACGGTGCTGTCAAGAAAGCCATCGAAGAATTGACTAAAGACGAAAGGCTCTATCAATTTTATTTGAATGATGAGGATGACCCCCTTGACTTATTGGCTCATATAAGGTATCTATCTCAGGCGTGTGGTGTTCAGTACATCTTCTTCGAACCTATACAGGACATCAGCGCAGGTGTTGCATCGGAAGAAAGCAAAGAGCAATTCCTTGCAGACCTTTCTGTCAGACTATCCAAGCTGGCAGCTGAACTAGGAGTAGGCATTGTGACCATTGGACACACTAACGACGACGGTGCAGTAAAGTATTGTCGTATGATTGAGCAACGGGCTTCAGTTGTGGTTGACTTGAAGCGAGATAAACTATCGGAGGATTCCGAAGAACGTAACACAACCAAGTTACTTGTAACAAAGAACCGTCCAGTAGGGCCGACAGGTTATGCTGGTCAGTTACAATTCGAACCTGCTACGTTCACTCTGAGTGAGAAACCATATGACTTTTAGCCACATGGATTCAGTAGCCGCAACACTATATTTCCTAGGTGTATACTTTCACTACGTACACCTTCAAACTATCTTCGATCTACTTGATAGACATGAAGACTTAGACAAAGGTAGGGCTAAACTAAGAAGTTTGTTTTGGCCTTGGACAGTAGTTTGTATCATATGGTATGACCTATTTGGAAATGACGAGGATGAAGAATGAAAACTGTAGCAATGGACATCGAAACAGAGAGCCTAGACCCTGAACATATCTGGGTTATCTGTGCCGAAGATGTAGACACTGGGGATCGTGAAAGATTCCTTAACGTCACATCAATACCCGAAGAAAGAGATCGGTTTGTAGACTACCTCAAGGGCTGTGAATACTTTGTGTTTCACAATGGCATAGGCTTTGATGTCAAGGTAATCAACAGGCTACTAGGTAACATCATGCCTACTGACAAGGTGATAGACACACTGATTGTGTCACGCCTAGTACAGTACGACATGAAAGATCAAGACGAAAAGATGCGTAAGAAACTTCTCGCTAAGTACAAGAAGGAATCTCTAGTAGAAAAGAAATTTCCTAGGCGCATGATTAACCGCCACAGTTTAGCCTCATGGGGTTGTCGTCTTGGTGAGTACAAGACAGGCTTCAAGGACTTCGACAAACTATCTGACGAGATGATTGAATACTGTGAGCAGGACGTTATTGTGACTGTCAAATTATACAATCACTTTAGGAATATCATTGAAGACCCTGAATGGCATGAGGCTATTCGGTGTGAGCATGACATACAGATACTGTGTGAACAGATGTCTCACAATGGTTTCTTCTTTGAAGAAGATAAAGCAGAGGAGTTGTTAGGTGAAATCCATTCAAGAATGGAAGACCTTGAACGCAGTTTTCAAGAAGACTTCCCCCCTAAACTTGCGGAAGTCAATCGTATCAAGTACCGAAGGAAAGCAGATGGTACTCTATTCTCTAGTGTCAGCAAAGCACAAGAAAAATACTTTGCTACGGCGCTAGATAAATCGGTTGACCCCAATGAATTAGTGTGCTATGAGTACATCAACTTCAACCCAGCGTCACCTAAGCAGCGGATCGAAAGACTATGGGAAGCAGGTTGGGAACCATTTGAAAAAACGAAAGGACACATTGAGTATGAACGCGAACAACCAAGAGCGTGGCGCTAAGTTTGCCAAGTACGGATGGACATTGTCCGAAGGTAACTTAAGCACACTACCTAACTCTGCACCTGCCGGAGGCAAACGTCTCGCTGAGTGGCTTACCCTTGAGGGTCGGCGTTCATCTCTGGTGGAGTGGTTAGGCCATGTCAAAGAGGACTCACGGATACACGGTCAGTTCCAGCACATCGGTGCGTGGACAGGACGTATGTCTCACCGTGACCCTAACCAAGCTAACATCCCATCTGAGTTCCATGGTGAACCTAAGACAGAAGTAGAAAAGGTTAAGGCAAAGTATGACGGACAGTTTCGTGGTCTGTGGTCTGTGCCTGAGGGTTCATGGTTGGTTGGTACGGATGCAGAAGGTATCCAGCTACGTGTACTTGCGCACCTTATGAAGTCCGAAGAATATGTACACGCTATCGTGTCAGGTAAGAAGGAGGACGAAACAGATATTCACAACCTCAACCGTAAGGCTTTGGGTATGTCTCACATCACGAGAGACATGGCTAAGACATTCATCTATGCCTTTCTACTAGGGGCAGGTAACGCTAAGATTGCGCAGATACTCAAGGTAAAACCTAGAGAAGCAGCGGAGGCAGTAGATAACTTTATGGAATCTATCCAAGGCTTATCTAAACTAAAGAAGAAACGTGTGCCTGAGATTGCAAGCCGTGGTTGGTTCAAAGGTATTGATGGTCGTAAGGTAAAAGTTCCTAACGAACACAAGACCTTAGCTGGCATGTTACAAAACGGTGAGTCTGTAATTATGAAACACGCTGCACTCAAGTGGGTACGCCGTGCGGAGAGACAGTGGATTAACTTCCGTCTTGTTACATGGCCCCACGATGAATGGCAAACAGAAGTTTGCGGAGATTATCCAGACGCTGAGTTGCTGGGTAAGATACAAAGAGAGTCTATTGAAGAGGTAGGCGAAGAGTTTAACATGCTATGTCCACTAGCCGGATCGACGGACATCGGTAGGAACTGGAGAGATACCCATTGATATGGATTATTTCTTTACTGCCTGTCATTTTTGTCTTGACAATCAGGCTAATAGTTGGTATATGGAATATAGAAGCTGCCAAGAAGGAGAGTAACATTGGCTAAATACAAAGAAGTAACTACAACAGGTCCAATCGAATGGGCTAAAATCTTTGAGACCACTCGTGACATGGTTGGTTATGAAGGTTCTTATGAGGATTGCAACGGTGCCTATACCGTTAACCAAATCCTCGACAAGTCTGAGTTCGAGAAGCTTAAAGCTGCTGGTACCCAGAAGAAGCCTAATCAGAAACGTCTGATGGAAGGTGAACTGATGCTTAAGTTTGAGCGTAAGCACCTTGTCGTTACCAAGGATGGTCGTGAGATTCCACAGGCAGGTGGCGCACCTAAAGTAACTGACGCAGATGGTCAGACTTGGGACCCAGAGATCAGTGGTAACATCGGCAATGGTTCTATGGCTGCTGTGACTAACTTAATCACTACCTTCCAAGGAAGTGACGGTAAGACTTACTCACGTACAAGTCTTGTCTCAATCAAAATCTTAGAGTTCGTACCTATCCCTGAACGCGAAGACGAGATTGAAGCTGCCTAAAGTTTCCCTCAACTGGCAGGGCTTCGGCCCTGTCTTTTTTCTACCTTAGAAAGTGTTGTTTAAATGAAAATAATCTACTTACTAATCTGGTTTCATGCAACACCAGATCAAGGTATCCGGTATCACCACTTAGGTACCTTCCCTAATGAAACTATTTGTGAGGCTGAGTTAAGAATTGCATCGGTCTTAGTTAACAATCCTACTGAAACTATATCTTGCATAGGGGTGCGTGTGGATGATTAAGACAACATACATTGACCACATGGGCAATGACTTGACTGTAGCTAACGCAGCCCGTGTGTCATTTGGTAAGACATCTGAGATGGAAGACGATCCGTGGGGACCACCAAAGCTAAAGAAGAAAGACGATAAGCTTATTCGTTACCTTGCCAAGCATAAACATATCAGTCCCTTTGGGCATTGCTTTGCAAGCTTCCACGTCAAGGCTCCAATCTTTGTAGCACGACAGCTAGTCAAGCATAAGTTCTTGAGATGGAACGAGATTTCTAGGCGGTATGTTGATGATGAACCTGTGTTTTACGTACCTGACACATGGCGGGGGCGTAGTGCTGACAAGAAGCAAGGGTCTGATGGGGTAAGTCATCCACCTCTATGGCTTGACTCAACTATGAACCAAGTCTTAGACCTGTACGACCAGATGATCCATGATGGTGTAGCACCTGAGCAAGCACGTATGGTGCTACCACAAAGCACAATGACTGAATGGTACTGGTCTGGGTCACTGGATGCCTTTGCTGACATGTGCCGCTTACGTTGCGCCAGTGACACACAATACGAGACAAGGGTAGTTGCAGATAACATTAGTGAGAAGATGGCTACGTTGTTCCCTGTGGCGTGGGATGCACTAACGGAGGATGACGATGAGTGAAGTAAAGATAACTGAAATAACTGAGCATGAGGATGGAAGTGCTACGTTGCAGGTAGAGTGTGACCCAGAGACATTTGCAGCCATCTTTAACGTGGGCTTTGTGTCCCTGATTAAGACAGGTCTATACTGGGAGACAGAAAATGATAAGACGGTTTAGTGAAGAAGAAAGACAACGAGCAATTTACCGGGATACTGTTAACGATTGGAAGAGACCCTTGCGAGACCATGCTTTTAGTAATTCAGTACTAGCAGAAAACACACCCTACACGGTGAGTGACTTGAAGAATATCATTACTGTGCTGGGTGACTGTCCCGACGTAACTATAGAGGATGTGGTACACCTAATCAAAGAACGACAGGCGTACCTAGAACAGGAGCCGGACAATGGGAAAGCCTAAGATTTTAATTGATGGTGACATCTTTGCCTACCGTGCTGCATTTTCATGCGAGGATCAGGACGTTGAAGATGCGCTCGACAAGGTAGATGATCTATTGCAGTGGTCAATCTACGCCTGTACCTCTGAGTATGAAGAGAAGAAACATAAGGTCTTCCTGACAGGTAAGGGTAACTTTCGTTTTAACATAGCTAAGACGCATGAGTACAAAGGTAACCGTAAGAATGTCGAGAAACCCCAGCACCTAGAGGCTATTCGCAAGCACATGATAAAGGCTTGGGATGCCGTTGTCTCTAAGAACGAAGAGGCTGATGACCTCATAGCTATCGCAGCTACTAACATCGGGCCTGAGGCTATCGTTGTGTCAGTAGACAAAGACATGCTACAGATTCCCTGTCGCCACTACAACCCCACTAAGGATGTACACACAGTGGTCACAGTATTCGAGGCAATGAAGTTCTTTTATAAGCAAATACTTACGGGTGATCGGGCAGATAACATCGTAGGTTTGTATGGGATCGGCCCTAAAAAAGCTGAGAAAATGGTAGCTGACTGTAAGACTGAGCAAGACTTCTACCTTGAGTGTCTCCACCAATACGGCGGTGAAGAAGATCGGGTGCTTGAGAACGCCAGACTCCTGTGGCTACGCCGTTACCCTGAACAACTATGGGAGCCGCCCAAATGCGATACAGATCAGGCTTAGAAAAGAGAACTGCGCAGTACCTAAGGAAACACAAAGTAAAGTTCGAGTATGAAACACTCAAAGTTAAGTGGCAAGACTTACGAATTAGAACCTACACACCAGACTTTGTACTACCTAATGGTATTATAATTGAAACAAAAGGGCGGTTCATTCCGTCAGACAGGGTCAAACAATTGATGGTAAAGGAACAAAACCCAGAACTAGACATCAGGTTTGTCTTCACTAATCCCAAGGCTCGTTTGAGTAAACTCTCTAAGAGTACCTATGGGGATTGGTGCGACAAGCATGGGTTTCAGTACGCCAAGGAAACAATCCCTTTATCATGGATTAAGGAGAAAAGGTCTTGACAATGTTAACAGTAGAGGATAAGATAGCAGTTCTGGCTGAAGACTTTGAGATGGAATACGTCTTAGACAATGCAGAAATAACTAAGTTCAAAGTGTTTATGATGTTATACGAAGAAGGTCTATTAGATATAGACGACTTCATTAACACTGATAACGAAGAAGAAGAAATACAAGGATGGGAAGAATGATTACACAAGAAGATATAGATGCTTTCAGCATAGTCAATGTAACCCCTATGGAGTACTCATACTGGGTAGAGGGTAAGATTGTTACACGAGGTGAGAAGCGGTTGGTAGAAAACACCTTAGGTCTAGTCGGAGAGGCTGGAGAGGTAGCTGAGAAGATTAAAAAGTACCTTCGAGATGACACCAAGGTTAGTCAGAAAGAAATTATCAAGGAGTTAGGTGACGTTTTGTTTTACACGACAGCCTTAGCTAATTACTTCTACAGTAACTTACCTGAGGTCTTGGAAAGCAATATGGATAAACTAAACAGCCGTGCTAAACGTGGTGTCATTAAAGGATCAGGGGATAACAGATGAAACAGAAGTGGGTAAACAATATCTTTGTCAGGTTTATGCGGTACTGCGTGATGTGGTCAGAGCATCGGGAAGCAGTTAAGATTTTGAACCGATTGTCTGATAGGGAACTAAAGGACATTGGCATCAGTCGAGAAGACATTGACCGTATGGTCTGGCTAGAAGAAGATAAGACAATGCGAGGGCGTGGCTAATGAGCAGCAACCAACTACCAACAGACTATCAATCCTTTATCCACAAGTCACGGTATGCCCGTTGGCTGGAAGAAGAGGGACGCCGTGAGACATGGGGTGAGACAGTATCACGTTACATGGATAACCTCGTTTACCCTAAGATCGGCAAGGACAGCTACACCAAGGAGATCGAACAGGCTATCCTGTCTCTTGAAGTAATGCCTTCTATGAGAGCCTTGATGACAGCTGGTCCGGCACTAGCACGAGACAACACAGCAGGTTACAACTGTTCTTACCTACCCGTAGATGACCTTAAGTCCTTCGATGAGGCTATGTTCATCCTCTTGTGTGGTACTGGTGTCGGGTTCAGTGTCGAGCGACAGTTCATCAGTAAGCTTCCAGAAGTCCCGCAACTCTTCGAGAGTGACACGGTCATTGTCGTTAAGGACAGTAAGGAAGGTTGGGCTAAAGCTTTCCGTCAAGTTATTGCACTCCTGTACAGTGGTGAGATTCCTCAGTGGGATGTGTCTAAGGTTCGTCCAGCTGGTGCTAAACTCAAGACCTTTGGTGGTCGTGCCTCTGGTCCTGCACCCTTGGTTGATCTGTTTAACTTTACTATCCGTACCTTTAAGGAAGCACAAGGCCGTAAGCTGTCTTCTCTTGAGTGCCACGACATCATGTGTAAGATCGGTGAAGTGGTAGTGGTTGGTGGTGTACGCCGCAGTGCTATGATCTCTCTGTCTAACCTGAGTGATGACCGTATGCGTCATGCTAAGTCAGGTGCATGGTGGGAGAACAACCCCCAACGTGCCTTGGCTAACAACTCTGTATCCTACACGGAGAAACCAGACAGTCTATCCTTCATGCGTGAGTGGATGGCTTTGGTTGAGTCAGGCTCAGGTGAACGTGGTATCTTTAACCGTCAGGCTTCTAAGGTACAGGCAGCTAAGAATGGACGCCGTGATGCTGACTATGACTTTGGGACCAACCCGTGTTCGGAAATCATCTTGCGCCCAAATCAGTTTTGCAACCTAACGGAGTGCGTGGTACGGGCAACAGATAGTATTGAAGACCTAGAGAAGAAGGTTCGTATGGCTACCATCCTTGGTACGATACAATCTTCCTTTACAAAGTTCCCTTATCTCCGTAAGATATGGCAGAAGAACACAGAAGAAGAACGACTACTGGGTGTCTCAATGACAGGGATCATGGACAACCCACTAATGACAACTAAAAACGCAGGATTGGAGAAGACCCTTGAACATCTTAAATGGATTGCAGTTGAAACTAACGCTGAGTGGGCTGGCCGCCTTGGTATTCCTGTTGCTACTGCTATTAGCTGTGTTAAGCCATCGGGAACAGTCAGCCAACTCGTTGACTCAGCCTCTGGGATTCACGCCAGACACAGTGCTTACTACATCCGAACCGTCAGAGGAGACAACAAAGACCCCTTGACACAGTTTATGAAGGACCAAGGTATTCCTAACGAGCCAGACGTAATGAAACCAGATTCTACTACAGTGTTTAGTTTCCCTATGAAGGCCCCAGACAACGCTATCGTCACTGCTGACATGACTGCTATTGAACAGCTGGAGATGTGGTTAGCTTATCAACGGTCATGGTGTGAACACAAACCATCAGTGACTATCAACGTCAAGAATGATGAATGGTTTGAGGTAGGTGCTTTCGTTTACAAACACTTCGATGAGATGAGTGGTGTTTCTTTCTTGCCCTTCAACGAACACACATATCAGCAAGCACCATACCAAGAGTGTGGTAAGTCAGACTACGAGACCTTGTTATCTGTTATGCCTGACGCTATTGACTGGTCAGGTTTGTCAGAGTACGAACAAGAGGACAACACAGCTGGTAGCCAGACACTTGCTTGCTCAGGGGACTCCTGTGAAATCGTGGACCTAGTATGATGTACGTGATACTAAGTACACCCTACTGTAAGTTTTGCACCAAAGCAAAACACTTAATGCGAGAGAAAAGGGTAGGCTTTACGGCCTACTCGCTTGACGATCCAAGTAGTAAGTGGCTATTGACATTGCTTAAGAAAGCTGGTATAGGTACTTTACCTCAGATATGGGACAACAAAGGTAACTACATAGGTGGTTACACAGAACTGAAGGAATTACTAGATGGGAACGATTGAAGATACAGATGGCGAACTTTGGTACCACAGTCCATCAGGATACCGCCAAACTCTTGCATCACACAATAGGAAAAACAATCGACGTATGTTTGTTGACGGTGAGTACATCCCCAAGAGTCATCCACTCTGGAAGTCTGGACGGTACAAGTCTTTCAACGAAGCTGCCTTCTCAAGCCTAGAAAACTTCACAAGCACCAAGGAAGGTTTTGTCTACGTCATTACAAACAAAGCATGGCCTGAGTGGGTGAAGATTGGTATGGCTATTGACGCAGAGGATCGTCTCAAAGGTTACCAGACAAGTAGTCCTATGCGTGACTTTGAATTGAAGTTCTTTGCTCCGTTCAAAGACCGTCGTAAAGCTGAGACCTTTGCTCATAGTGAGTGTAAGAAGCTTGGCGTGGAACAGAATGGTGAGTGGTTTAAGATGTCAGTGGAGACTGCAAAGAAAATCATTGGAGATTTACATGGCGCAAGTTGAATTGTTTGGTGACAGTGAGATGTCCGACATAATAAATAACCCACCTCACTATGGAGATGGGTCTATTGAGTGTATAGATTACATGAAGGACAACATGGATGACATGATGTTCTTGGGGTACTTAGAAGGTAACACTAAGAAGTATCTCCATCGTTATCGTCACAAAGGTAAACCCCTTGAGGATTTAAAGAAGGCGAAGTGGTACTTAAACAGACTGATAGAAGAGATGGAAGGAGACTAAAATGTTATTCACACCGTTGCTCTTGGTCTGTACTTTAGACTTTAGTGCCTGTAGGGCGCAGACATCTGGAGGAATCTACGGCACAGAACAGGAGTGTATGGTGGACCTTGCTGAGGGGGTGGCTTCTTTCGCTGACACTAATGTAATAGTGGTCGAAGCCCAGTGTACTAGGTGGATGAAAACAGAATCAGCCTAGTTACTTCCAGCTTACCCTGCGTTTACTTGTTTTCCTTTTGGTTGGTCCCTTCTTACACTGGGCCATCGTCGGACGACACGCAGGGTAGGCACCCTTAGTACGATCCTTACGACCACAAGGACCACCTGTCTTACAGTTAACCCAGCCTTTACCGTTATTCTGACTGAACCAAGTCTTCAATGAATTTTTAGCCATTACTTTTTCTTCTTACTTTTAGTACCCCAATTAGCGGCACCTACTTTACGGCACTGCACTAATGCTCCACTTGCATACGCAGAAGGCCAAGTACCACCGTTACGTGTGTACCTAGCTTTGACCTTCTTATAGCAAGCGTCTCTCTTTGGGTTCTTAGCCATTACCACTTCACCTTGTTAGCCCAGTATGCCGCAGAAGATTTACCCTTAGCAATGTTCTTCTTGTGTCGTGCCTTAAATGCTTTGTTACGGGCTGAACCGTCAGGGCTACCTTTGACACCCTTCTGACCAAACCTGATAATCTTTTCTTTACCGTCGTAACAAGCCTTTACAACATGGGACTTAGTTTTGTGGTCAGGTGTCGCCCTAGGTTTATTGCATTTCATCTTTGACTTATCTAATTTAGCCATTAGAATTTTCCCTGTTGTTTACCAATTAAGTAAGACACGAAGAGTAATCCTGCTACACCAGCTAGAGCGACTGTTATACCGACACCCCAGTTAATGCAGTTGTCTATAAACTCTTGTTTTTTGTAGACCTGTTCTCTCTGTTCCTTGCGCATACGCGCCTCAGTACGGACTATTTCATCCCAAGCTGATGGGCCGTGTACGAAACTGATGTAGCTTCGCAGTTCCTCTCGCATCTCTTGTGCTTGTTTCTTACATGACCAAGCTTCAAGAGCCTGACTCTGTGTGTCAGAGAACATCTTGTACATAGGTGGTTTAGATGCTTTCTCGTGGGCATAATCCAAGTCAGAGATAGCCTTAGACCATTGCTGTAGCTGGCTACCCATAGAGGATATTTCCTTGCCCACCTCAAAGCCTTTCTTGATAGCCTTGTAGGCTGTGCTGGCAGCAGCTATGCAAGTAAGAGGGTCCACTACTTCATGCCACCCTTCATATCCAAGTGGTCTTTGCCGATATACTTAATGTCGTTCTCAATAATGGCTACACGTTGTTTGATCTTGTTGATCTCGTTGATGGTCATAGCCATACTCGCAAGTTCGTCCCAGATTTCCTCTAACTCGTTCCATGTATAATCAAGTTCCATTGAGTTATCCAGAACATCACGCTTTAGATTTACATTATCCTCAATAGCCATACGAGAACCTAGCTGGCTTACTGTCTCCTCAAGGTTAGCTATTGTAGATGCTTGTTGTGACACCCACCACACACCAGCAGCAAGCTGTGCTGCCATTGCTAAGACAAGGGCAATAGGGAGTTTGATGTTGTCCATTAATCAACACCCCTACTTGATTCCATCATTTCACGAATGGACTTTATGTTTTCATCCATACGTCCTAAGGTAACTGCCTGAGACTGGATAATAGTTGTTAGGTTGGTAATCCTAGCTTCGTGCCTCCCAATGTCACGAGCGTTCAGGTCAATAGCACTAGCTAGGCTAGACACATACCACACCAAAGCACCCGTCTGGAACAGAATACCAACAAGAAAAGAGATTGATATACTTTTGTCTTTCATCTTACTTAGCAAACCCCGCACCAAAATATAATCCAACGATAGCTGACACAATGTGTGTGTCCAGTGGTGTGATAACGAACCCTTGTGCTGACTGCCATACAATCTGCTTGTCAGGTCCGAACAGGAAGTTCCAGAAACCCCCTTGTACTTCTGTGTACCCTACAAACACGGGTACTTCTGGATACCACACAGCTACTAGCTTGGGTAGTACGATGATTGAAATGACAGCTGAGAGCGCTATGATCCTACGAGTCCAAGCAAAATGCTTGTCCTTTGATCCGTACTCTCTGGCTGTGTTAGTTGCTCCAATGAGCATAGCCTGTTGTTCAGCCTTGTTCTTGTTGCTCTGACCCCAGATGGACATGACACCACCAAGGATCGTAGAGAAAAGCATAGTTAGTAATTCTAAAGGAAGTCCGAACATTACAGTTTACCTAAGTTAAT